GGAAACCGTGCTGGGTACATGTGAAAAACTTCGTGGAATGTATCGGCATACGCTTCCATCCAACGCGGCCCGTCTTCGTGAAAAGTTTACTGCTTATAAGAAATACGGGTATGAAGTCCTGGTCAGTCGCAAGAACGGGAATCAGAATACCCGTAAGGTTGGACCAATGGAAGGACGTCTGTTGTTGAAACTGAAACGTAGCAAATTTCCTATATATAACGATTCGCAGATATTTGAGGAGTTCAACCGCCAGGCTGTAGAACGTGGTCTTAAACCTGTCAAGTCAATGACTACTCTCAGGAATTATTTGAATGATCCCGCTGTAATGCCACTCTGGTTTGCTGCCGTATATGGTATGCAGAAGTGGAAATCGAAATATTCATCGCTGTTAAAGACGCAGCTTCCGCAGATGCGTGATGCCCTTTGGTATTCGGATGGTACGAAACTGAACCTGTATTACCGGAATGAAGCCGGAAAGATGTGCACCACTTCCGTCTACGAAGTGATGGATGCCTATAGTGAGACATTGATAGGTTACGACATCGCTCCGAAAGAAACATTCGACAGCCAGTATCGCGCATTCCGTATGGCGGTAGATTTTGCAGGTGTCCGTCCATACGAAATAGTCAATGACAATCAAGGTGGTCATACCAAACTTGCCGCACAGGGCTTTTTTAATAAGATTGCCATTTTGCACAAGCCCACTATGCCATATAACGGACAGAGTAAGACGATTGAAAGTGCCTTTGGACGTTTTCAACAGCAGATACTCCATAAAATATGGTATTTCACAGGTCAGAACGTGACAACCAAGAAGATGAACAGCAAGCCCAACCTTGAGTTTATAGAGCAAAACGCATACGCATTGCCCACGTTGGCAGAAGTGAAGGAGATCTACCGTCAATGTCGTGCCGAATGGAACAATGCCGCTCACCCGGCTACGGGAATAGCGCGTATTGATATGTATCGCATGAGTGAGAATCCGGAAACCGTACCGGTTCAGCCTGTAGATATGATACAGATGTTTTGGCTGACAAGTGCCAAGGAGGTGACTTATACCAATGCCGGGCTGAAAATAGAGATTGACAAGCGGAAATATGAGTACGATGTCTACGCTGAAGACGGCCTGCGCAACGAGCAATGGGCACTTCGCAATACCGGACGTAAGTTTAGGGTTATGTACGATCCGATGGATATGACTGTCGTAGAGCTTTGGGAGGTGACCGGATCGGGACTGAAATACAGTGCAAGCGCTACTCCACGGGTTGTTATCAGCCGTGCGACACAGGAACGTACTACCGAAGAAACTTCGTTCATGCACCGGACAGTCAATCAGAATAAAGAGACAATGGCTTTGGTACAACTCAGTACGGAAGATTTTGATTTGAACGAAGCTATCGCAGCCGAGCTGTTCAATCTCTCCACTCCGCAACCGAAGAATGTGAGCAAAAAGAAAATGAAAGAAGTGCGTGAGAAGTATGAAGCCGGAACACTGCAATCTCCTGTTTCCCTGCCGGAAAAACTAGTCATGGAGGAAGAGGATGAAGATATGGAACTGGGCTATTCCACAACCGGAGAATATACCAAGGTCACTTCGAATCTAACCTTCGAGGACGTAACCTCTTCCCGTTACGATCGGATGTAACATCCACCTGTTTAATCAGTATCCAATAATCATTAAAATAATATTCAAACAATGAAAGATTTAAGCATAGAAGATAAAAACGCCATCCGTGACGCTCTTAGTGCCTATTGTGACAATTATTTGTCACGCAACCGTGCGGCGGAAAGCCTCAATGGCGTGAGTGCCGCCACCGTATCTACCATATTAAACAGCAAGTACGTCAGTATTTCCGATGATATGTTTATCCGTATTGCCACGCAGATCGGTTTTAGCTTTGAACACTGGGCACTACACGAAAGCGAGACATTCAAGGATATTACTTTTGTACTGGCAGATGCCCAATTGTACAAGAATGTCACCTGGGTGGTCGGCGATGCCGGATGCGGGAAGACTACCGCGGCCATTGATTACCGTAAGAAACACCGCAACGTGTTCTATATCCTTTGTTCGGAAGATATGAAGAAAAGCGACTTTGTCCGTGAAATAGCCAAACAGGTGGGAGCGCCGACTGACGGAACGAATCTCCGCGATATGCTTGAGTATGCCATCAGTATGATCGCCTTTCTGAATAATCCTCTTATCATCTTTGATGAAGGTGATAAACTGACCGATTCGGTTTTCAATTATTTCATCTCTATATATAATCGCCTTGAAGGTCATTCCGGTATTGTCTTTTTCTCTACAGACTACATCAAACGCCGGATGGAAAACGGATTGCGATACAATAAGAAAGGTTATAAAGAAATCAATTCCCGCATCGGTCGTCGGTTCTTCGATCTTACAGCTACCACGCGGAATGATATTTTTGCTATTTGCCGTGCGAATGGGCTGATCGATGAAGGGGAGATAAAAAAGGTACTGAAAGATGCGGAAGCCAGCGAAAACGACCTTCGCAGGGTGAAGCGTTTTGTCCATTCCCGTAAACGTCGTATTGATGAACAGAAAAGGAAAGGAGACGCGGAATAATGGGCAGAGCCAAGTCGGTGAGTGAGTTGCTTGCCACGAAAGTGGAAACTTTTCCCTTCAAGGGCGAATGGTACGATGCTTTCGGAGAACCGGAACGTAAAGGCGTCTGGCTTGTGTGGGGGAATTCCGGTAATGGAAAGACAACCTTCGTCGTTCAGCTCTGTAAATATCTCTGTCAGTTTGAACGGGTGATATACGACAGCCTGGAGGAAGGTGCCGGTCTGACGATGAAGAATACACTGGTGCGCTGTGGAATGCTGGAGGTAAACCGTCGTTTTCTTCTTCTGGACAACGAGCCGATGGATGAATTGAGCGAACGGCTTCTACGACGGAAGTCTCCGGGAATAGTTGTTATCGACAGTTTCCAATATACACAGATGAACTATAAACAGTATATAGTCTTCAAGGAGAAGCACAAGGATAAGCTGATTATTTTCGTCAGTCATGCGGATGGAAAGCTCCCATCCGGTCGGAGTGCCCGCAGTGTGATGTATGACGCTTCACAAAAAATATATGTGGAAGGGTACAGGGCCTTCAGTAAAGGGAGGTTCAACGGACCGAAGATGCGGATTGACGCATGGCCGGAGGAAGCGGCTAGATATTGGGGAGAAGTTTTCTGATCATTAAATAATAACATCATGAGAATAACAAAAGATAAAACAATCAGCCCGCAACAGATGAAAGCGTTACAGACCACCTTCCGTCGGATAGGAATGGATGATGATGCCCGTCACGACTGTATCTACGCTTTCACGGACGGACGCACACAGAGCAGTAAGGAGCTTTCTTTTGATGAGGCACGCAGATTGCTGGCGTCACTCAATGAGGACCAGGCTGAAAAGGCATGTAAAGAAGCAAAAGAACTGGTGAAAGCCATTTTCGGATTGTCTTTTCAGATTTCCTTCTTGAATAAAGGCTATACCAATGATACACAGGAAGAATTTCAAATGAATATAGCCAAATTAAATGTATTCGCCCGTAGCAAGAGCGCTTCGC